GGCGTATGTCGCGGATGCGCTCCTCCGTCGTCATCGAGAGCTGGCGCTTTTCCTCCTCGATGCGCTTGATCTCGGCCAGGTGCCGGTTGGCCTCGGCATTGAGAGCGTCGATGTGCTGCCGGTACTCAGCCAGCGCCTGCGTCATCGTCTGGCGCTTGGTCGCCAGGATCTCGTTCTCGACCCGCTGGACGTTGGCGCGGCGCTCTTCCTCGGTCTGCCCTTGCCGGCGTGCGGCCTCGATGCGGGCGCGCGATTCGTCGTCGATCAGCTTGAGGGTGTCGGTCGTCGCCTGCCGGCGCAGCGTCGTCTGTTGGGTCAGTGCGTCGGTGAGCAGCTGCGTCGCCTTGGTGATCAGCGCCGCTTCGGACTGCTTCGAAGTCTCCAGCGCCGACTGCTCTTGCTGGTAGCGCGCCTTCACGGCCTCGATCTGCCGCAGCAGGCTGGCCTCGACGATGGAGGTCAGGCCCTTGTAGGCCTCGGCCATCTTGGCGGTGGCGTCATTGACCGTCTGGTTGGCCTTGCCGACAGCCTGCTCGACCTCGCCGAGCCGGGTCTTCAGGCGCTCCAGCGCGGTGTGGACCGCCTCGATGCCGCGGCCGACCGCTTCCTGCGTGCCCTGACGCACGGCCTCCAGCCGCTTGGCGATCTCCTCGGCGGTCGTCGCGGCGGTGTTCATCGCGCCCTTGGCCGCCTCCGCCCCGCGAGAGGCGTCGGCATACATCTGCGCGAAGATCTGGTTCATCTCCGCGAGCCGAGCCTCGTGGCGCTTCGTGGCCTCGGCAATCGTGTCCGACGTGAAGACAGCGGCGAACACCTCCCATCGGTAGCGCAGCTGCTCGATGCCCTTGACCAGCATCTCGACCATGAAGATGCCGGCCTTGCGCACGATCTCGAACTTCTCGGACAGCCAGGTGCCGATCTCCCAGCCGACGAGGAAAGCACCCAGGACAGCGAACGCGGTCTTGAGCAGGCCGACGCTGGCCACGGCCGCCGACACCGACAGGTTTGCGGTCGCCCACGCCGCCGACGTGGCGGTGGCCGCCGTGACCGCCGCCGCTCCCGCCGTCTGCCAGGCGGTGATCAGTGCCGGGATCAGGCGGTAGATCAGCACCGCCAGCCCGACCTCGGCGATGCGCTTCAACCACTGCATCACCGTATCGAGGTTGTTGGCGAGGAAGGTCAGCGCCTCGGCCAGCTTCTTGGTGAAGCCGGTGGACTCGTCGACCTTGCTGACCCACTGGGCGAAGGCGTTGCGCAGGCGCTCGAAGCTCTGGCTGACCGTCTGCGGCAACTGCGCGTACTCGGCGGCCAGCTTGTCCTTCTGGCTCATCAGCGCGTTGACCACCACGTCGGCGGTCAGGCGGCCCTCTTCGGCGAGCTTGCGCAGCCGCCCGATGGGGACGTTCAGGCCATCGGCCAAGGCCTGTGCCAGGCGCGGGCTGTTCTCGACGACGGAGTTGAACTCCTCGCCGCGCAGCACGCCCGAGGCCAACGCCTGGCCGAACTGCAGCAGCGACGACTGGGCTTCGGTGGCAGACGCACCGGAGAGTCGCAGGGCCTGCGAGATGCTCTCGGTGATGGACAGCGCGTCCTGCTGTTCGCCGCCCAGCATCCGCACCGCCTGCTGCAGCTTGCCGTACAGCGTGGCCGTCTCCTGGATCGGCACGCCGATGCGCTGCGCGATGGCGAAGAGTTCCTTCTGCGCAGTGACGTACTCGCGTTGCCCGGCCGTGGCCAGCTTCAGGCGCGCGGACATCATGTTCCACGCGTCGGCGATCTGCACGATCTCCTGGACCTTGCCGCCGGCCCAATTGATCGTCAGGAAGGCCAGCAGCTGTCCCTTGGCCCGGTTGACCTGTTCGCCGAAGGCGGACATGCCCGCGCGCACCTCGGCAATGCCCGAAGCGACCTTGGCGCCGCTGGTCTTGGCCGTGCTGGAGAGCTCGCCAAGGCTGCGTTCGGCCGACGTGATGGCGCGCTTGAGTCCCTCGTCGGCACCTTCCAGCGCGACGAGGATGGAGATTCGCTTGGCCATGGGTCAGTCGACGACGCTGATCTCGCGCTCGACGGCAGCCGACAGACGCGGAATCCGGCCCGCTACCAGGCGCTCAACGTTCAGGCGCTTCTTGAGCACCACCTTGGGCACGAGCACGGCGATGGGAATGTCGGCGCCGCGCTTGAGGCGCTTGACGCCCTCGGCCTTGCGGTAGCGGCGCTTGAAGCCCGACAGCGGCCGGTCGTGCTCCTTGATGTTCTCGGCCATCAGGACGATGTTCCCCTTGGCGTTCTTGATGAAGTAGGCGTTGCCGCCGCGCATGAGTTCGGCCACCTGTGCCTTGAAGCGCTTGCGTCCGACCCGTCCGTGCAAGGGGATCAACATCCGCCCGGCGATCTGTCCGCCGGTTTCGTGCATGCCCGACCACGGAATCCGCGAGCCCACGTAGAGCGCCGGCAGCCGTTTCGGGTCCTTGGCCAACACCTTCGCTGTGAAGCCCTTGATGAAGGACTTCCTGACCACCGACATCTGAGCGGCCACGTGGCCGCGCACGTCGTCCTTGATCTCGGTGGCCTCGGTGCGCATCGCGCGCTCCACGGCCTTCTGCACCTTGTTCCGGAACTCGCCGCCCCAGCGGCGCAGCTGCGCGTTGCCGGCGGCGCTATCGATGCGGATCGAGATGCGCATGGTCACGGGCTTGGTCGTTCAAGCGGTCGAGGGTCTTGTCGAGCTGACGCGCGTCGCCGCGCGTGCCGATGGCGAGCAGTGACAGCAGCCGGGCATCGCGTACAGCGTCCGACCGGGTCGTGGAGGCCATGAAGCCGCGCAACTGCGCCAACGTGTAGCCGAGGATGTCGGGCAAGCGGTGGCCGTGCTCGATCAAGTGCTGGATGGCGTCGAACCAACCTTCGCTGCTGGCACCTTCAGGCCCGCCGCGAGCACCCCGTCGAGCCTCGGCATCACCGTCCGGGTAAAAAAATCGGCGTTGACCTCGATCACCTTGGCCGCCAGCAGGATCGCCTCATCGGCGGCCAGCTCGTCGACCCAGACCCGGGGCTTGCCGACGGCGATGGCGATGGCCGACAGCAGGTCATCGCCGCGCTCGCCGAACAGCGCCAGCCAGTCGATCTCGGTGGACGAGATCTGCTGCATCACCGGCGAGATGGCGCGCAGAAAGCCGGGCAACTGCCCGACCTTGAGCGGCTTGATGACCAGCGGCTCGCCGTCGATGACGAGTTCGATCCCTTGCGGGACGAGGGTGTCCAGATCGTTCATGGCTCACCCACGCTTCAGAGCTGCACGATGCGGCCGAACTGGCCCAGCACCGCGTCGAAGGGCTTGGTGCTGTCGGCCAGCAGCGAGCCTTCCAGCTCGAACTTGTTGTACTCGTCGGAGATGAAGGAGATCTCCTTGAGCGGGTCGAAGGCCACGCGGTAGAGCTCGACCAGCACCTTGGCGTTGCCCTGCGCCGTGTTGATGCCTTCGAGCCGCAGGTAACGCTCGGGCAGCGCCTGCGTGAAGATGCCGATCTCGGTGGCCACGCCGTAGCCGTAGCTCGCCTTGAACGGCGCCGTGAAGCCGGTGGTATCCAGAAACTGGAGGGCACCGAAGTCGAGGTCGGCGGTGTAGTGGGTGCCGGCCGTCAGGGTGGCCGGCGTGCCAGCGGAATCGACGACCACCAGCGAGGACACCTTGGGGTGAGCGAAGAAGTAGCGGTCGCCCACCGTCGGCGTGGCGCCGCCGATGGGTTCGTCCGTCACGGTGCCCGGCGTGCCGACCACGTGCGTGCCGTAAAGCGCGAGCGCCAGGTTCTCCTTGGTGAACTCCTCGATGGTGAGGTTCACGGTGGCGGACTTCTGTTTGACCATGCGATGGTCGAGCGAGCGCTGACCGGTCTGGCTCTCGTAGTGCTCCAGGACGTCGGTCTTGAGGGAGAGCTTCAGCTCGGCGACGTTGCCGGGCGAGCGCACTTCGATGGGAAGGCCGGCGATGTCGCGCTTGCCGAGGAATACGCGGCCTTGGAAACTGGCGTAGGTGCTCATGGCTTGGGTTCCTTGCGTTGGGACCGGGGAAGGTCGGGTTTGAGGTCAGCGGGTACGGGGTCTGCCTTCGGCGGCAGGGCATCCGGGGCGGCGACGCCGTGGGCGATCAGCCAGTCGGCCGTGGACGCTTCGACGTCGATCCGGTCGCCGGCCTGGAAGGTCCGGCCCGCGTGGGTGTGCGGGCGTTTCAAGACAAGTCGGGTCATAGGTTCATCCTGGTGAGGAGAGGTCGCGCGCAAGCGTCCGGTAGGTGATCGCGTAGCGCGCCGGGATGGCAGCGGCCACCGCGTCGGCGTCCTCGACCTCCCACTCGCATTCCTGCTCGCGGATGCCGAGCGCCAGCCCACCCAGGTTCAGGTCCGCCATCAGCGCCGCGTGAACGGCGGTGAGCAGGCGGTCTGCCTCGGTCTCAGGCGCGATGGGTGAGATGGCCCGGGCCAGGGCGACGATGCGAACGGTCAGTTCCCGCGTGACGCGGTCGTTGGCTCGTTCGGTGATCGCATCCGACTCGGGGAACACCACCAGCGCCGGGCATTGCTCTCGGCTGATGGCCACCGTCGGCGAGCGGTGAATAGTTGCGCCCAGGCCCTCGGCCGTGGGACGGACGGCCGCCATCACCGCCAACAGGATCTGCTCGCGGATCGAGTTCATCGCCACCGTCTACAGCCGAGTGAGATCGGCGCGACGCTCGGTCCCGTCGCCGATGGCGCGCACGTCACGCACCTGGTAGGTCTGGCCGGCGATCACGACGGTGTGTCCTGCCTCCAGGTCGGGAAGCAGGGACAGCGGGTAGGTGATCGTGTAGGCCGCCGACCGAACCAGCCCGTCGAGCAGGTTCTCGTCGATGCACAGGAAGCCGACCGACACCGTACGGCCGGCCACCTCGGCGCTCACCAGCAGACCTGCATTCGCCGCCGCCTCGTAGAGGCGTTCGACGAAGCCCATCAGGTCATCACCAGCTTGACCAGCAGCGCCGGGCGGTGGCACAGCGGCAGCGGGTTGGCCTGCGTGTGCAGATCGGTGCCACGGTCGAACTTGCGCGGCTCCTGCTTGGCGTACAGCGGCAGGGCCACCGTGTTGGCGGTCTCGTTGAAGTCGGCCGGCGCGTAGTAGGTGGCGAAGGTGTCCATCGTGCCCAGCGGCAGGATGTGCCCTTCGTCGGCCTCGACGAAGCGCCGTACCGTGCTGCCCGGTGCGGCCGCCCGACCCCGGTGCTCCTCGAACGTGATGCCGGCGAACGTGAAGCCCGCGCGCATGTCGGTGCGCAGGGCCTGGCCGTCCTGCCAGCGGTCGTAGGCTGCCTTGACCTCGTCGTGCCCGGTCAGCGCATCGAAGAAGTCCTCACCGACGAAGGCATGCAAGCCCGTCATCCGTTCGCCCTGGAGCTTGTCGTCGACGTAGCGGGCGATGTCCAGGCAGGTCTTCTTCACGTCGAAGCCGCTCGCCGGGTCGGAGATGTTGAACGTGAAGGTCTTGGGCGTGATCTCGAACTCGTTGTAGAGGTCGTAGATGACGCTGCCATCGGC